TCACCAGTGTGGGCGCATCAACGCTTTTAACCGCTGATCTATCAGTCAGCACCTATTACAACCAAGACTAAGGAGAAATAAAGAAATGCCAACAACAATCATCACAGGGCGTGACATAACACTGACAATTGATTCTGACAGTTATGTTGCACAGGCTACATCAGCCACACTCACAGTTGATTCAACAATCAACACTTATCAGACATTAGATGGCAAAGCGTATTACACCACCGACACACAGGGAACATTTGCAGTTGAAATGTTGGCTGACTGGGGTGCTGAATCATCTCTTTGTGAAGCATTATGGACTGCCGCGACTAACGCACCACAGACACCATTGGCAGTTGCAATGACAGCTGCAAGCGGTGCGGTTTTCACATTCAGTGTGCAACCTATTTTGCCAAGTGCAGGTGGAACAGCACCTGATGCACAAACAGTTTCATTGTCATTCACATGTGTGACAACGCCATTGTTAAACGACTAACAACAAAGAATCGGGAGAAAAGCAATGAAATTACCAATCACAATTGAATATGGAAATGGGTCATCAGAAACCTACACTGCCCAGCCACCTGAGTGGGCAAAGTGGGAACAAAAAACTGGTTACATCATCAGTCAAGCGCAGGATAAATTGGGCATAAGTGATTTGATGTTTTTGGCATATCACGCCATGAAGCGTGAAAGTGCTGGAAAACCAATCAAGTCATTTGAGATTTGGTGTGAAACAGTTGTTGATGTGGTGGTGGGGGTTGATGACCCAAAAGTTACAAGCGCGGAAGCATAAATTACTTATTGATTGAATTGGCAATTGCCACATCAATTCCAATGAGTGAATGGGAAAGCGCAGAGCAGATTTTAACCGCAGTTGAGATTTTAAAGGAGAGAAGCAATGGATAATGCAATCACCTATGATAAGTCAGAGCAGCGGGGCATTATTAAAGCATTTGGTGCAATGGATGATCAGGCTACTGATGAAGCCAAAAGAGAATCCAGCGCATTGGTTGAATATCTAAAAAGCAAAATTATTGGTGCATCTAGCCACACACAAAACCTAATTGATGACCGAATTGCCGCAGGATCAAGGGTCAGCAAATCATCAAAGATTGGTGAAATCAGTTTTGGTTTTGCATCACAAAAATTCAGCGGTGGCGGCACAACCCAGCAATTGTGGGGTGGGGCTGAGTTTGGATCAAATAAATTCAAACAATTCCCAAATTGGTCAGGAAAATATGGCAGGGGTTCACGCGGTTGGTTTATTTATCCGACATTACGCCAAGAGCAGCCATACATCATTGCTCAATGGGAAAATGCATTTGATCGCATAGTTAAGGAATGGTAATGGCAACAGGTTCACGCACCCTTAAACTCTCCATTCTGGCAGAAACCAAACAACTCACTGATGCGTTAAAAGGCAGCACAAAAGATGTTGAAACATTTGGTGATAAAGCCACAGAATTTGGCAAAAAGGCAGCCCTGGCATTTGCCGCAGCGGGCGCAGCCGCAGCTGCATTTGCTTATGAATCAGTTAAAAATGCAGCCGCTGATGAGGGCGCACAACGCAAATTAAATGAAACATTAGAAAAAACAACCAGTGCAACAAAAGATCAAATTGCAGCGGTAGGCGGCTGGATTGATAAGACATCCATTGCAATTGGTGTGACGGATGATGAACTTAGACCCGCATTTAGCCGATTAGCCCGCAGCACTAATGATGTAAACAAAGCCCAGGATTTATTAAATTTAGCATTGGACATTTCAAGTGCAACAGGCAAACCACTTGAAGCGGTAGCAAATGCATTGGGCAAAGCCTATGATGGCAACACTCAGGCATTAGGCAAATTAGGATTAGGCATTGATCAATCAATTTTAAAGTCAGGTAATTTTGATACTATATTTACAAAATTGACAGGCACATTTGGCGGGTTTGCAGAGAATGAAGCAAAGACAACTGAAAAAAGTTTTGTTAGGATCAAGATTGCAATTGATGAAGCCCAGGAGAGAATTGGCATGGCTTTATTACCAATCACAGAAAAACTGACCACATTTATTTTGACCACAGGTGTGCCAGCATTAAATGCATTTGTTGGTGGATTAACTGGTGATCAAGGATTAAGTGATGCATTCACAGACAGTGAAAAAAAGGCATTCTTATTTGGTGAAAAAATTAAAAACATTGGTAAAACAATTATTAACTTTAAAGATGAAATTGCAGCTTTGGCAATTACTTTGGGAACAGTTTTTGTGATTTCAAAAATTTCTGCTTACGCAACAGCCACAATTGCAGTTATCACAACATTGATCAAAGCCTATAATGCATTAAAAGCCAGTGCCATTGTTGCAGGGGTTGCCAGTTATTTTGCTTTAAATCCAATTGCTGGGGTCGTTGCAGTTGGTGTGGCAGCCGCAGTTTTAGCAGCTGCAAACGCTTTGGCAAATAATTCTAATGCAGATATGACTAATTTTCAATTACCAACACAATCACAGTTTTCAGAAAATTCAGGTCAAGGCAAAACTACATTAACACCAACCATCACAATTCCAACATCTAGCGGTGGTGGCGGTGGTGGATCAAGTGCAGGAATTGCATCAGCCGTTGCCGCAATGCCAGCATTTCAATATGGGCAGGTTGCAACAACTGCCGAAGCATTAAGGGCTGGAATTTTGCCATCACCGATTTACAACATCACAGTTAATGGGGCAATTGATTCAGAGAGCAGTTCGCGCCAAATTGTTGATGTGTTAAATAATTCATTCTATCGCGGCACAGGCGGTGCATCAGTTTTGGCAGGATTAAAAGGTGTTTAATGAGTAACTGGAATCCTGTTTGGCAGGTCAAAATCAATGGTGTTGATTACAGCAATGCAATTTTGGCAAATCTCACCATCACATCAGGGCGCACAAACATTTATGAACAAGCACAGGCTGGATACATAAACATTCAATTGATCAATTTGGATCAATCTCCAATTCTGGCAGAAATCAATCAGGCAATTACAGTTGAAATACAAGATTCCACAGCTGCATTTGTGCCGATATTTGGCGGGTCAATTGTTGATGTGGCGGTGTCAGTCAGTGATGCAGGGGGTGTTGCCTATGCGCAAACAATCACAATCATTGCACTAGGTGCGCTGGCTAGGTTGCCAAAAGCATTGACCAATGGTGTGCTGGCAAAAGCAGGTGATGGCACACAGATTTACAAAATTTTAAAGAATGTGTTATTTGCCCAGTGGCAAGCAGTTCCAGGGGCTGAAACATGGGCAGCCTTTAATCCAACTACAACCTGGGCTAATGCGTTAAACACTGGATTGGGTGAGATAGATCAGCCTGGCAATTATGAATTGGCGCAACGCACATCAAGCCGCATTGATGTTTATTCATTGGTTGCAGCATTGGCAAATTCAGGGCTGGGATACCTTTATGAGGATGCATCAGGGTTGATCAGTTATGCAGACAGCACACACCGCACAACTTATTTAGCACTTAATGGTTATGTGGATTTAAGTGCAAATGATGCATTGGCAAATTCACTTAAAATTCAAACCAGGGCAGGTGATGTCCGCAATGCCATTACCCTTAAATATGGGCAAAATTCAACCAATGAAACCAGTGCCAGTGATGCAGCATCAATTGCGCTTTATGGAAATTTGGCTCAGATATTTACAACCACAATTTTTGGTGCTGGGGATGCAGCTGCTCAGGCAGCCTTTTATTTAGCCATCAGAGCCTACCCACAAGCAAATTTTAATTCTATCACTTATGAATTGACCAACCCTGAAATCAGTGATTCAGACAGGGATGCCCTAATCAACATATTCATGGGAATGCCAGTTTTTATTGCTGACCTGCCATTGAATATGAATGCGGGTTCATTTCCAGGCTTTGTTGAGGGCTGGACATTTAGGGCAGCATATAACCAGGTATCAGTCACCCCATTATTGTCACCGCTTGCATATTCATTGAACGCCATGCGTTGGAATGATGTGCCAGTAGTAGAAGCATGGAATACAATCAGCCCAACTTTAGATTGGGAAAACGCAACAATTGTTGCATAAAGGAGAAATGACATGACAAATCCAACCAGCAATTTTGGCTGGCAAATGCCTGAGCCAACCGATTTAGTAACAAATCTACCAGCCGATTTTGAGGTATTTGGTCAGGCAGTAGATACAGATTTTGCAGATTTATTAGGTGGCACAACTGGTCAAGTGTTAAGCAAAACATCAAACACTGATTTAGATTTTACATGGACAGCTGCAACCGCTGGAGATATAACAGGGGTCACTGCTGGAACTGGAATTTCAGGCGGTGGCACATCAGGCACAGTTACAGTTACAAATGACATGGCAACTACCATTACAGCCGCAGGTGACATTGTGGTGGGAACTGGATCAGGCACTTATGACAATTTGCCAATTGGCACAACTAATCAAATTTTAACCGCTGACACATCAGTGTCACCATACAAAGTCAAATGGGCAACACCTGCTGCCGCTGCATCAGGTTTAACTTTAATTTTTGAACAATCATATTCAAGTGCCACAACAATAAATGTTGATAATTGTTTTAGCGCAACATATAACAATTATCACATTATGAACACCGCAACAATGGGTTCAGCTGCTACTTTTACATTACGAATGAGAGTATCCAGCACCGACACCACAACTAACTATGTAAATCAATTAGTTGTCGGAGATAACACAACTGTGACAGGTTACAAAAATCCGTTTGGAACAGATAAAGTATTTTTTGCTGATGCTAGCGAAAATGGTGTTTGTTCCTACACTTTTTTAAATCCTTATTTGACAAAAGAAACAGTTTATACTGGCACCGCTGGGTATAGAGATGGCAGCAATTTAGTAAATCGTTTTGTATATGCTGCACAAACAACAAATACAAGTTTTACAGGTTTTACTTTATTGGCTGGGCAATCCGCTACTGGCAAAGTGTCAATCTATGGTTATGCAATATAACAAAAGGAGCAATTGTGGAATATAAAACAGTTCAATTTGATGCCTCAACAAACGAAGTGATTGAGCGTGTTTCTACTTCTGATGAAATTAAAGAAAATAAAAAACTTCAATCTGAAATAGAAGCAATTGAAATTGCTAAAGAAACAAAAGCATCAGCCAAATCTGCATTACTTATTAAATTGGGCATTACTGAGGATGAAGCGCGGTTGTTAATAGGCTGATGATTACATCCAGCAATGGTTGGACTGCATCAATTGACCCAACTGCCATTGGCATTGGTTCATATTCAGTGCCAGGCACAAAGATCAAACTAAGGTGTGCAGCTGCCGTTGCACCATTACTGGTCACATTTGCAGCAGAATTTCATCAGCACATTGAACCCATTGATGTTGGCATAAATGACGATTGGGGTTATTGCTACCGCAACATAAGAAATTCACCCGATAAATTGAGCAATCATTCATCAGGCACTGCCATTGACCTAAATGCCACAAAGCACCCCCTGGGTCATGCCGCGACATTCACACCCATGCAAACAGTAATGATTCAGGCACTATCCAAGAAATATGGGTTAAAGTGGGGTGGGGATTACACACACAGAAAAGATGAAATGCATTTTGAGGTTTCTCTCAATCCAGCCAAATGTGCTGAGTTGATTGGAAAACTAAAGATAGGGAAAGCAGGGTAAATGAAAAAAACAAAAGCAATGTTGGCTTCATGGGGTCGCAGTTATTTAGCAGCTGCATTAGCCGTTTACATGGCAGGTGGCACATTCCAACAAATGTTGATGGGCGGGGTCGCAGCTGTATTGCCCGTCTTATTGCGTTGGTTAAATAGTGATGATGCAGAATTTGGATTAGGTTCAAAGTAATGACAACGACTGAATGGGTTGCGGTTATTGGGTGCGCAATTGCCCTGCTATCTGCAATCTATTCAGTCATCAAAGTAGTTACAAAATCAATCATGGTCGAACTTTTGCCCAATAGTGGAAAATCATTGCGTGATGAAATTAGGCAGTTAAGTGCCAGGGTGGATTCAATCTTTGAGATACTGAGCAGTAAATAGGCTCATTGGCGTGTTGGTCGTTGCCAGTTGTCAGATAGCGGTGTCATACTGATTCAACGCACCTAATTGGGGGCGTAGATTCGGGAGATACACAATGAACACAATCAATGCCTTAACGGGCATCCTAGGGGTAGCCACAGGGCTATTTATAGGCTTTAAAGTAGGCATCAAGCGGGGTGATATCGCTGGCAGTCGCAGGGGTTTTGCCAGGGGCATTGCAGTCAGCCGCAACATAGTAAATCGGATTTCCAATGGTGCTTGAAAACTATGAAACAGTGGCGGAACGCATTGAAAAGTTTTGGATCAAATACCCAAGCGGGCGCATTCACACGCAACTGATCCATCAAGATGGCACACGCTACATTGCCCAGTGCGATCTTTACAAAGATGTAACCGACCCATTTCCATTTGCAACTGATTATGCTGAGGAAATCAGGACAACAAACAACCGCTTTCCAGCGGAGAATGCATTGACCAGCGCAATTGGTCGCAGTTTGCATACAGGTGACATCAGCAAATTCAGTGAAGGCAAACCACGCCCATCCGCTGAGGAAATGTCGCGGGTTTCCTGGACTGCACCTATTGATGAACCAACATTGATTGCACAAACAATCAATGGGGTCATTGAGCAGGTTGCAACTGGCACTGCACCCAATGAAGCACCGCAATGCTCACATGGTCACATGTTGGCAAAGATGGGGATCAGCCCAAAAACAAACAAGCCGTATAGCGGCTGGGTCTGCTCATCTACAAATCGAGATTCCCAATGCAAGCCAATTTGGAATTGACATGGGCGGAATATCATTCACACGCAATGGCGTGACTGGACACATCACCGCTGATGGTGAACTGCTCAATGATAAACAGGCTCAGACATGTGATTATTGCTTTGAGCCACACAACCGAATTGACATGATCAAGATTGTTGATAATCGGTTTCACCTATGCCGCAGCTGCTATCTCAGGCACATAGTTAGATGATGAAAATACAATTGACCAGTGCTGATGAAATTATGTCAGCACAGGTTGGTTTGCAGCGCACCCAGTATTCAAAGGAACGCAACATGAAAAACACCTTTGAGAGAAAAACTGCAAACAACTATTTCAATGACATTCTGATGGCATCAAATGGGGCGGCGGCTGAATTAGCAGTTGCCAAAGCCCTGGGCATCACGGATTTCACACCGACCATTAACACCTTTAAATCACAGGCTGACATTGGTGAAAACATAGAGGTTAAACACACAGTGTGGCATGGCGGTCATTTGGTTGTGCATCAAAAGGATCGGGAATCTGATGTGGCGGTGCTGGTTGTAGGTGAATGCCCTGATCTCTTTGTGGTTGGCTGGATGCCAGTCATTGTGGCGAAACGCCCCCGCTACCGCAACAATAAGGCTGATTCATGGTGGGTTAGCCAAATCAATCTGCAACCTATTGAGAGCCTATTAAGGAGCAATTATGCCAATGTCAGGATTTGAGGATTTGCCAATGTTTGATTGCCAAATGTGCGTTGCAATACTGAATGCAAAAGGTGGCAAATATAAGAGCTGCAAAACTGAGTGGATTCCCAGGGTTGTTGGTGACACACTGCCACCTGGGTTGTCCACAATGGAATGCACAGGGTGTGGGCAAATGCGGGTTCACTTTGTGGGAAATGATGACACATCAGAATCACAGGATAATCTCACATCCTGAGATGATGATTTTATGCAGTCTGACCTGCAGTTATGGTAAATAAATGAAAAAGAATTTGCATCATCTATTGACACCCTGGATACGCTCACCATCCGCGCATAGAGCCGCGAGGCGATATGGCTCAATGCGTGGCTCACTAACGGGCGCACTATGTATT